TAGCCAACCAATCCCCCAGCAAAGTTTTTTATCACAAGATTACAAGCAAACATGTGGTTCTTTTTGAATTCACTCGTACCAAATTTCTTTAAAATAAGAGACAATTACACACTAAAAGCCCCCAAGGTCAAGTACGGATTTACAGCACGCACGGATTTCGAATACAAGGACGAACTTTCAACAATCAAAGGTGTTAGGCCTGGCCATTTCACAGGCAATGAAGTCTCACTATTCGGTGTTTTTACAGGCGTCATGACATTGGACGTACCTATATTCGACGGTATAGCAAAAGACTTCATTGACACCAATGGCTGTCTTGATCCACAACTCTTGACTGACAAAGCCCATAAACACGTTATCGATAGGAAGCGTGCCCCTATGTTCACTACCATAATACATGACGCCGCAACACTGTCGAGCTCTGTATCACTATTGTACAATTTATTAAGGATGTATTATTTGGCAAAGGACAGCAAGATGCGGTACAAACCAAAAGACAACTTTTATGACAACGGTCATGTTAGAATCGTTAATAGCCAGTTTTTTACTGAATTCTTAACCGAGTTAGACATGGCCCATGCTGTTTTATTCGACAAGGCAGATGTCAGTATTGACAAAGCACCCTTAGACATTGGTAATTTTGATGACCCTGCTTATCTGTGGACTGGAAGAATTACTACTGGTGAAAAAACAATAATTGAAAAAGCAGCAGGTAAGTGGACCCAAAAAGCGCCCTTCTCAATTGGCCACAGCTCGCCAAAGCTCACTAGTACAGTAGTAATAGTACCAAGCGGTAGTGCAGACGAAGTCGAAAGCAATGTTCAGGACAAGCTTAAAATATTAAACGTCATCAACAACCTGGTTGCAACGAACAGGCTGTACACTGACTTTGCATACGCTTACCTCATGCTTGCGCAAGTTTACGTCACGCCAACACCTCGGTCAGCTGAGGCTTCTGCTTGGCTAGTTGGTGAACAGATAGTAAACATGCCATCGCTTGGATCTATCAAAGGCTACCTCCCAATGATGGCAGACTCTATTCCTTTCGCCCGGCGAGCTGACTGGGACGAATGCTTTGTCAACTGGAGAAAGGAAGAAGGTGCAATACTATTTCACAGTATTGCTCTTGTCGAAGCTGCATACATTGAACTTGCTAACGTCATCAAAATAAACGGGCTTGACGTCATAAATAGCGAAAACTTTGTGGAAACATCTGTTGACGGTTCACCCATTTCATTTGGAGGTATAGTGCAAGACTTGTCATTAGTTTCCACAAGGTACGGTTGCTCTGTTGACATACCATACGCACTTTCCTGCGGTCTAAGCAGAGCAAATGGCATAAATGTGTTTACTCAGATTAAGGTGCCAGTAACGATCAGTGACGCAGAGGCTCACAATTTTTACAATTTGGAAGTCACACCAGCGGTTGTTGAAATGGAGAATGTATTAGTCGTTACACAGATAACCGCAGCAATGTACCCGGTCATGACCTACGGTATCAATGAAGACGCCTACTATGCTAATGGCTTGTCAGACGAGATCACAGCAACAGCACGGGAGACTACCAAAGGTAACATCGTATTCGACAACATACTCGACTTTTCAAAATTCATGAACATATTCAGGATGATGGGGTATGATGTCACGGCTCAAGAAGCGTTATCACGACGCAATATCACAAATTGGGCTGACAATGCCAGTGGCAGGTTCTTATATACAGATACCAACATTGATGAGCATGTACAGATCTACTGTATTGATAAAGACAGTATAACTGAAAGGCCAAATTCATGGATCAAGATCGGACAGAAACATGGGAGCATGACACTCAAGTATTCTATGTCAAATCTCCGTATGAGAATGTTTTGTTCAAACACCGAGCTACAGCTGTCAGGCAAACTAATTATGAGCACGAGGCAAGCTGATAATAAGGCAAAGATGGTCACAAGGACAGTTACAAATAAAGAAGGGATCAAGTTTATCCCTCTCGTGAAAGCTAAGGAGACGGATTTTCGCTTAGTCCGTTACAGTATAGCCCCACAAGTCCGGCCACAGCCTACATTGCCGTCGGAAACAGTGCAAGTGGAATCTGGGGAAGACATACCGGACGACGAGACTCCTGGGGCGATACCTGGGATGTAACACCACAGCAACATAAAGACTGTTATGCGGTATATTTGAATGGTAATTTGGAACCGGTTTACAATATGGACGATGCGGCATACTGTTTAGTAGCCGTATACCAAAAGACAGAACGGCTTATTAGATCAAGTGGTAAGCCGTGGACAATACTTGGGCTGGAAAAACAAACAGCTATTGTGCATGGATGCGCTTATCAGGCTGAAGTGGTAGAAGGCGATGACACTTATGCTTTTTATGCAGACCTGAAAGCAGCCGACAGAGTTAAGATCTCACTCAACCACTACATAGGGGCGAGCTTGTGCGGGAACTTTAAGCACTTGTTTAACGCAGAATATAAGTGTAACGTCTACACCAGTTACTATAGATTAGGCAAAACTGAAAGTGAACGACTATCTACGTACAACTACAAATACAACACTGAAGACAAAAAAAGGCAGAAAATATCGCAACAACACCATATACATGTAAGACTATGTGATGCTGTGCGAGGTAAAGGTGTGGTGAAACAGCGTGGTATCGATGCAGTGTTTGCTACGTATTTAGACATGTTCAGTGATAGTGAAGTCACTCATGCTACGTTCTGGGCCTACTGGTATAGTGTGCCAGACGATATTAAGTATATCTTTTTAGGCATGATCAGAAAACGACAAGGACTACACACTGAGTGGTTAAAGCATGAAGGTGCTACGGCCAAACAAATGCAAGGCGCTACTGAATTCGACTTGTCAAAAATATTTGAGCTGAACGTGCTCATCAATCGCATTGATACACAAGTCAATTGGGAGAGTGAAAAGAAAAATAGGACAACACTCAACTGCGTTGACATTTCATACCAAGACGTTTTCAGGCATGCTGCGACACTTTTCGCTGAAGCTAAGGCAGAGGGTAAATCTGCAGTGAAATCAACATGGAATGACTACTGGGCACAGCGTGTGGCGATCACTCCAGGAGGGTCAGTGCACTCACGATACGAATCTGACATTGATGTCATTAATGGCGTTGAACGGGAAGTCAGGTCTAAGAAAAGCGTGTTATCTAGCATGCCGCACATGGCTGTTAATAAGTTTGCATTAAGACCACCATGCATAGAGGCACATACTTCAACAAAATACGAGTGGGGTAAAGTGAGAGCATTGTACGGTTGTGATTTAACTTCTCATGTTAACGCTGACTTTGGCATGATGGAATGTGAAAATACATTCCCGCATTATATACCTACTGGCCGAAACGCAAACGTAGCGTATGTCAAAACCATCACAAACACTATGTATGATTTAATACCATTTTGCTACGACTACGATGACTTCAATAGCCAACACACATCGCAATCAATG